TAGCCGCGTTCTGTTTCCTGTTTATCTGAATATCTGGTTTTCTTTGTGAGGTAACAAATGGATTTTTCGCAAGAGAAACACCCTGCCGGGAGTGTGTGGAATCTGTTGCTTTTTCAGAAATTCTACGATTTTGATGTGTACTTTGAGCCGATTATAGAACGCTTTCCAGCGTTTGAAAAATCGGCTTGGTGCGCTCAAATTAAAAACACTTTGATAGACACGATAAAACTGATTTTGATAACAAACAAAGCCCGTGACAAAATGCCGGGTTGGTATAAAGTAGACACCAATTTGGAGCTGCTTAAAATCTATATCCGGCGTATGCGCGAAAAGAAATATCTCTCACCCCGAACTTATGAAACGGCAGTAAAGCGTCTTGCAGAGATAGGTAAGATTCTAGGCGGTCTTATCAATCGTAAAAACTAACATTTTTTTTACGAAAAGGCAGCTGAAACAAAATTGGCATATTTGCCGTTTGCAAACGGTTTGTCTACGCTGATTTGCGGTAACAACTGGAACAACGGCGTTCATTGTGGCCCTCGCACTGTGAACGCGAACAACTACCCGTGGAACGTCAACACGAACATCGGAGCGCGGCTTGCCTGTGACGAATGTAAATTGTTAAGAAAAAGGCATACGCTGTTAATCACGGTTACAGCGTAGTGACGATTTATTTTTAACGTCAGTTCGGCTGCCTTTGCACGGCATTTGTTGTGCTAAAGTCTTAGACCAGAAAGGCTACGCGCTTTTCTGGTTATTTTTTTTAGTAGGTAAATATGGATAAACCTAAATTTAGTGAAGTTTACGATTTTGAGAATTTGTATTGTGCAGCTTACGAAACTATACAGGATAAAAAGTATTATCCAGAAGAATTACAATTTGCAAGCAACCTCGAAGAAGAGTTGATTAAATTGCAAAATGAACTAATCTGGCATTCATACATTCCTGGTGACTATTACTATTTTTGGGTTTATGATCCGAAAAAGCGGTTAATTTGCGCTCCAGAACTTAGAGACAGAATTGTTCATACTGCTGTTTGCAGGGTGATTGAAAGATATATTGAACCGCGCCTGGATTATGATTCTTATGCTTGTAGAAAAGGAAAAGGCGCACTGGATGCAGCGAATAGAGCCGGGCTTTATACAAACAAATATTCTCATTTTGTATATTTTGACATTAAAGGATTCTTTGACAGTATTCCAGTTTTACCGCTTGAAGAAGTATATTTAAAACGCTTTGTAGATGATTCTGAAATAATGTGGCTGCTGCATACAATCTTTATGAAAGATTGCAACGGCGTAGGCATAAAGAAAGGATGCAGAACAAGTCAGCTTTCAGCAAATGTTTATTTAAACGAATTAGACCATTTTATCCGGCATACACTTAAAGCAAAAGCGTATGTTCGATACATGGATGATTTTATAATCTTCAGTAATGATGTGGAATATCTGAAGTTTTGCTGGGCTGAAATAGCGCGATTCCTGGAAGAAAAATTATTCTTAAAGCTGAATGATAAAACTTTTATTGGTGTGACTTCACAAGGATTTGAATTTGTGGGTTATAGGATTTTTAAGGATTATAAAATCATACGAAAAACAGCCTTAGACAGAAGTGCGAAAACCTTTAAATCATGGAAGAATGGCAAAGTTGACGATTTGTCCTTCTATCGGAGTACGGCAAGCCGTGTAGGACATTGCCAGGGTACGGCTAGTTATAAATGGTACTGCGAATATTTACTAAAAGCATTGAAGTTTGTTCTGATTGACAGGCCAGAGGAAAGAAACATTCTTTAACTTTTTTTTTGAAAAACGCTTGACACATTTCTAAAAGTATCGTAATATATACTTGTAAGCGGTTAGGAGTATCGCTTGCAAGAGTCTTTGCAACAAACTTTGCAGAAATTGCTTAAACAAAAAAGCCCTCTTTTTGAGGGCTTAAAAAATCGGTATAGCGACCGCAAGAAAACTGAAGCATACTGAATATATGGCGGTGAAAATATTAAGTTCCATAAATGAAGTAACAAACGATGTTCACAAACGCTTTATAAAAGCCGGGAAAAACACTGTAAATATTATTGCAGCGAATGCCAGGAAAAACGCCATCCAAAATGTGCAACAAAATTTCACGCTGCGCAATAATTTTACCACAAGGCAGATTCAATTCACACAATGCGGCCAAAACGTGCAAACTCTAAATCAGATTAAAAGCGAAGTTGGAGCTACTGAAAAAGCCGGATATATGGCACGTCAGGAACAAGGCGGCGTAAAAAGAAATAAAAACGGCGACAATCTTATTATTCCAAATACAATAACGCGCGGTGGTTCAAACTCTAAACCAGTTCGCAGGGCTTATTATTACAACAACATAAAACCCCTGATTGTTCACGGTTCAACAAAATTTTCAAGCCACAAAGCCGCTCTTGTTGCCCGTGCTTTTGTTGCTGCAAAAACGCAAGGTTTTATCCGCATGAACGATTCTATTTTTAAGGTTTCAAACTTTCGCAAGGCAAAAAGCGGCGATGTAAAATTTAAATCCGCTGAAATCTTGAATTTGAGATACACTCAAACCATTACACCTAAAAAAGAATGGCTGGAACCAGCTTCAGAAGTTGCGGCGCGTGATATGCAGGCAATTTTTAATCAACAGATGGATTTGACAAATTAACGGAAGACGGTTTTTTTCGTCTTCCGCGGTTGTTAGTTTTTCTTGTCTTTTCGGGTATATCCGAACAAGGCAAGCCATTTGTCCGCCCAATGAAATTTTAATGATAAAATTTCAAGTGTCGCAAAAACAACAAGAGCAACCAAAGTCGTAATTATTACCATATTGACCCCCCGAATAAAAATTCGATAGATTAAATGGTAGCAGAAAAACTTTCTGCTACCGCCTTGTTTACCAACCCAACCAGATCGGCAGGTAGTGTTCAAGGATTGTTGATATGATTGAAGTTGCTACAGCGGCTGCTATCCATTGCAGCAACTTAATCCCAACGCCCACCAAACTAGGTTTCTTGGTGGGCTTTTTCGTATTTCTACGATGCCCTTTAACAACCTTCTTCTTTTTTACAAGAAGCCCCCTTGTAAGCTCTCTTGCTTACAAGATTATATTACTATGCTTTTAGAAAAGTGTCAAGCGTTTTTCAAAAAAAAGTTTATAAATCGTCAAATAAAGATGGTTGCTGATAGTTGGCAATTTCAAAATCAGAAAGAAGGGTTTTTAATTTTTTGTTGTTTCCTATCCATGACTGGATGCGGAAAACCGCAGCGCGTTGCGCGTCTTTTTCAGTCGGATATTTTGTTTCTTTTTCGGTGGGATAATAAGAACGAATGAAACGGCGCAGCTTGCAATTTATACTGTAAACAAAACCGTTTTCTACAGCATAAATTGTAAGTATGATTTGCGAGCCGTTTTTAGATTCATTGCGTTTTTGCACAACTGGCAAAGTCGAAACATAATTCATCAGTTTGGTTGCCACTCCAGAACCTGCATATTCAAGATTTTTGCAATGCGATATTCGAGCCGTGCGCCTTTTGAGCGTTTCCAGCCGGGAAGCATACAGATAGCATTACACTTTGCAAGGAGTTTTATATCTTCTCTCATATAATCAGTGTATTCTGGCATTTTATTTTTTTGAATTTTAAAAGTATATTCCAAGTTTTTGGCAATTTTTACTGGGTTAAATATAATAAACGGAGCGTATAAATGTTGTGATAAGTCTTGTTCTGCTGCCATAAAAGCATTTTGCCAATCTTCCACACCAGTAATGCCGCCACTGATATAAATAACAAGACATTTTTTGTGAGTAAGTTTTACAGGTTTACCATTAAACAAAATCATTCTTTTACCTTCTTAAGCACCAGTTATCTCGATTCTCACAAGTCTCTGCACAATCTCTCTGTCCATTAGGCAACTTGTACCACCACGCACAATTCTCACAACACTTCATTTTCTCAATCTGTGCTTTCAGTTCTTTATTTTCCTTTACAAGTCTAATGATTTCTTCTTTAGCTTCATTCAGAACTTCCATCACATTGTTGAGGTGTCCTTTGAGTTCCTGTTTAAGTTCAAGTATTGTTATTTTATCTACAAGTTCTTTAGTCATTTTTTACGCCTCCATTATATTTGATAAATGTATTGCGTATGCGGGCTTATCTATGTGTAAGTCCGCATCTTTGCCGTCTACAATTTCGATTTTTATGATTCTTGCAGACAGATATTCTTTAGTGTAACCAAGCCTTAATTTGCACGGAAACACACAATTAAATGTAAGTTCTTTTCTTATCCCCTCAAGAAGCTGGCTTGCCGCTGGAATAGTAAAACAACTGTTTAGTCTTTTCGTCCAGTACGGCTTAACTTCCCGATACTCAATAGTCTTTTCACCGCTCTTGATTTTCTCGTACCATTCTTTTTTTAGTGTAAAAACAAGCATCGTTATAAACTCACACCTCATACACTTTGATATTCCATAGATTCCATGACAGCAATATTCCTTTCTGTCGGTTCTATTCCAAGCCTTTTGCACAGTCTAAGCCTCAAAAAATGTTTTGCGTACGCAAAAATAAAATTTCCGAGTGCATAGCACATATTGTTTATAACTAGGACAACAGCAATTTTTGCAAGTTCATTCAATTTTAACTTATCAAGAATAGCCGTACCGACAACAAGGAAGATGCCAGACAAAGTTTGATAGGGGAACGATTCAAAAAGTATCGTGTTTGCCGATCTAAGTTCATTTTGTACTGGAGTTTTTCCTTCTTCAATCGCTTTTAAAACCCTGTCAAACTCGCTTTTGTACTTTTGCAATTCAGATTTTGTATGAATAAAAAGATAATACATCTTATTTTCCCCTATTTTTCTTCTTCCTTTTCCGGGTAGTTGTTTTCAAAAAAATTGCTTGCATCTATACAAACGCGGTGGATTGCCTGGCAAGCTTCTTCATTGTTTGTTTCTGCAATTTTCATAATCGCGGAAAAATACTTTTGCATTTCATCATGTTTATTCATCATTTTTTTCTTACTCCTTAAAATTTAGAAAATATCTATTTTGCCGTCTGAATCATCCGGGAAACCCCAATCGGGTTCTTCTGGCGGCTGTGTGTAGGTTGGCGGTCGCTGCTTAAATTGTGTTGCGGGGCTGTTTGTCTGCGTTTTTTCTGCGCCATCACCAAACAAAGTGCCGTCATTCTGCTGCTGGGTTGGCGCGGTTTCATTCAAAGTTTGCAAGCCCTGTTCAGAAAGCTTGACATTAAAGAAAACAAGTTCCGGGTAGTTGTTTATCTTCTTCTGGCGGTAGTCGATTTCGCGATAATCGCGTTTTAACAAGCGTACAAACTTATTGCGGGTCAAGGCTTCTTTGCTTTCGTCTGAAAGTCCGTAGTATTTCAAATAACATTCATAAGCCTTTTGGACTTCTGTATAGATTCCGCCGGACAAATCAAATACCAGGCAATCATTAACAAATTTATCAAGGTCTGTTTTCTGCTCTTCGATATAGCGGCCTTTGTAACCTTCACATTCTGGGGAAAGCGGAATTTCACCATGCAGATTGATGTTCAAATCAATGTAGAGCTGCATAAAATATTTGACCACGGCAGGAAATTCCGGGCGCAAATAGTTTATAAAACCTGTTGCCGTTTTGCTGCCTTCGCCTTTTTTGTGCTGGATATTGAACGGAATTACAACCATTCGGGAAATTGCGGCTTCATCGTGAGCGTCAAAGTTTGGCGAATAGTTTGATGCAATAATAATTTGCGCGGTTGGAATGAAGTCGTGCGGATCGCGGTATAATCCACGGGCTGTGAGCGTGTCGCCGCCTGTAAGCTCTTTCCAGAATGACGTATTAAGTGAAGCATTGCGGGCGGTTTCCTGGGCGAATGCACAGCATTTTCCTTCCAGCTTTGCAATTTCCGGGTTTGCTTCGTTTCCGCTTGCGCGTTTAAATCCTGTTGAAACAAGTACATCCGATTTTACACGGGCGCACATTCCCTTGAATATTTCTTCCACAATGTTACAAGTTGTAGATTTACCCGTGCCGCCTTTTCCTAAGAAAATGCCGCCGTATTTAAAGCCAGTGTTACGGCTAGGAATGAGCGATAAATAATAAAGCAAGGTTTGAAGCGTTTTTTCGTCTTTGAAATTGCCCTTCATAAACTCCAAAAACTTTTCCGGCTTTCCAGCTTTGCGTAATTCTTCTTCTTTGTAGGGCAACATTTCGCGGCGGTATTCTTCCGGGCGGCTTTTTCGATATTCGATTTCTTTACCAGAAAAGTCTACTACGCAATCTAAAAGTGTGAGCGTTTCGCGCATTTGCGGGCCGTCAAAAGGAACATTTTCACGGAATACATCGGGTTTTAAGCCGGACAAATCCTGCGCAAGTTCTACACGGAAACGGCGGCCTTCCAGTTTTTTAACAAGGTCGTTTATAAGGCTTTTTTTGTCAAAGTGCTTTTCAAGATATTTAAGCATGAGATTGAGCAGAATTGTATAAGCCGCGCCCGGTGCGTCTGGTTCACGAACCCAAACATGACCGTTGAAAAAATACCAGCGTTTTTCACATTCAACATAAATCAAACGCCCCTGCAATACGGATGCAACTGTAAGAGCGGCAGAGCGTACACCCTGCGTATTTAGGAACTGCAAAAAATTAACATCGTTTTCCATTTTGTCATAATCAATGGAAACAATAGTTTGCTGCTCTTTTATATTGCGCAAGATTTCACTTGCCGGAATAAGAGCTTTTTCAAGTTCACGGCGCAAGTAGTTTGAAACGCCGTACTTTTCGCAAATTTCAAGAATAAAATAAGGGGTTATGTTTGATTTCTTTTCAAGCTGCTTAACAGTTATATTGCCTTCGCCCCATTTTAAGATTTCGTTTATTGTCTCTTTGTTTTTGCAAGCCTTAACACAGGCAAGCGCAAAAAGTTCTGTGTCTTCTTCGTCCAATGAGTTATATTCAACTTTTTTAAGCAGCGAGCGCAAGCGTTTGATGCTTAATGTATCGTAATCAAGCCATAAAGTGCCGTGAATCTCTTTTTTTACTTCCGGCGTTTTATAAAGCTGTGCATTTTTAATTGCTTCAATAACAAGATCTGCACGACCTGCAAGAATTGCTTCGTCTGTGTCTTTGTATGGCACATTATCCGGCAAAATTGCAACTTTGATTTGCCCTTTGAATCCAGCTTTTAAGAGTTTTTCGGGAATGCTTGTTTTGTATTTGTCGGTTTCGGCAAAAGGCATTAAACCGAACATTTTTTGACCGATATAATTATTCTGTGCGTTGTCTTTATCTGCAAAAAAAGTGATTTCTGGAATGTTGTTAGGAATAATAAATTCCTGTGCTTTTGGTTCAGTAAGACCGTTTACGCCACAAGTTGAAAATACGTTTTCAATTCCGGCAGCGCGGCAAGCGATAGCGTCAAATTCACCTTCGACAAAAACAACGGGTTTTTCTTTTGGCAAAAGTCCTGGCATTGGAAAAGGGCTTATTCCTTTTGTATTTACTTTGTTGCTCTTGCCGCCCAAATAATAGTTGAGCTTAAAGCCGGAAAAACCCTTAAAAACAACACCGCTTGCTTCCCAAAGACTTTTATTTCCTTTTTCGGGATTGCGTCCGGGGATGCCCGCGCCAACGAGCGTCTGCCAGCCAAGTTCAGCTTCGGCGATGGTGTAGCCGGGCCAGTAGAAAAAATAGTTTACCATGCGGTCGCGCACTTCAACAGGGTATGATTGAAGCTGATTATTTGTTTTAATCTGCGCACGGCGGTTTAAATACTTTGTAACTTCTTCATTGCGTGATTTATGGCGTTTGAAATAATCTTCCAGCTTTTTAACGCAATCTGGATCAGTCGCAAAATCTTCTGTTTTGCGTGTTTTTGGAGCGGATTTTTTAGGCAAAACAGGGACTGTTGATGCGCCGCCAAAAGTGCGTTCTATTTCTTTGAACTGTTCGGCTTTGTCTGTTATACCCTGCAAGATTTCTACAGCATCGTAAATGTCGCCGTGTATGCCACAGGAATAGCATTTGAAGTGGTCTTCAAAAAGTTCGCAAGAGGGGTTTTTGTCTTCATGCTGCGGATTAAAACAACGGATTAAGCCGCGCTGGGCTTCAATGCCCTTGTATTGGAGATATTGCAATAAGCTGTTTTTATATTTTGAAAAGTCCATTTTATTTCACATAGGGGCAAAGCCCCCCCCGTTGCTATTTTTCTGTGCATGATACAATTTCGCCGCCGAATTCTTTTTTCAGCAAATGAACTGCCAGCGGTACTTCATGCGATTTTTGCCAGTTGTCAGTCATAATTGCCAATTCCTGCGGGCTGTATTTTGTGCCGTCCTTACAGAAAAGCCAGCCGGACACTTCATCGTAGGCAATGCGCTGTTTTAAAGTTTCTGAATAAATAAAGTGCCATTTGGCTTTCTGCGGTTCCGGCATAAATTCACCTATCTAAACAAATGCGTTGCGTACAAAATGTTTGGAAAATTATTTTGTATAAGTTCAAGGCAGCGTTTCGCATCTGAAATATTTTCAAATGAAATTCCAATTCTTAACTGATACAAACTTTGTTCTTCCCATTCCTTCCAATTTTTACGTCTAAAATCTTCTTTTTTGTTACTCACATGAGTAGTTGAATTTTCAGATTTTTCAGATTCGTAAAAATCAGCTTCAGACATTGAAGACGGTTCAATCATTTCGTCAAAATCCGGCACTTTAATTTCTGAATCGTTTGTTTCAGCTTTGTAGTCGTGCAAGATTTTTGTTGCAGCAGCATTTGTGCCGCCAGCTTCTGAAAGTTCCTGCACTTTACCCGGCAAGTCTTCTGCATTCACACTTCTAAGCTGCGCAAGCGCACGAGTTTTAAGCGAACTTGTATCAATCCCCGCCGCTTCTGCCTTTTCGCGTACTTTCGTTCCTGCCACAATGTCAGAAACATAACTGATAGGCTTTGAAAGAAGTTCTGCTATTTCCTTCTGGGAAAGTCCTTTGGTGAGCATTTCGCGGATTGCGTTTTCTTTGTCCTGGGCGGTCAAATCTGTGCGCTGGATATTCTCAATCATTTGCAGCGTCCAAGTGTCACCAGTACGAATGCAACATTCCACAAGGCCAACATCAACGCCCTGTTTTTGCAAAAGTGCAAGAGCGCGTAAACGGCGATGGCCACAAATCAATTCATAAACATTCTTACCTAAGCCCGGTTCAATTACGCCCGGCTTTACCGTAAGAG